GGTCAGGATCGGTGTATCCAGGTCCAGAGGCGCCACCGTATAGACTTCCGCCCCACCCTCGGCGTCGCCGACCAGCATGTACAACCCGATGCCGGCCAGGAGCGTTGACTTCCCGTTTTTGCGACCGACCAGCATGACGAATTCCCGGCACCGCCGATACCCCGTCTCCTTGTGAACAAAGCCGAACACCGACTGGAGCATGGCCTTCTGCCACAGCTCCAACCTCACTGGTTTGCCGATCCACTTGCCCTTGCTGTGGCGGCAGAACGTCTCGATGAACTCGATGGGGCGGTTTGCCCGCTCGATGTCGAACACCCAGGGATCACGAGGGTGGTCCAGTTCGTCGATGAGTTTTGCATACTGCTGCTTCAGACGTTTGCAGGCTACGATCTCCCCGGCCTGAATCCTCTCCCAGTAGAGCCTGATGTAGTTTTCAGCCACACCTATCGCCTTCCCCGCTTGACGAAGGCCATGAGTTCATCTTCGGCCTGCTTACCCACGTCGGGGTCCGGTACCATGTCGAAGAGCTGCTTGCACACCGCAGCATAACGATTAATCATCGTGTTGTAGACCTTGGTGGCCGGGTGCTCACGTAGAAAGCGCTGAGAACCCTGCTCAAAGACCTCGATGATGCCCTGCTGGTCTATGATGTGCCGCGCCTCTTCCAGGGTGGCCTTCATGAATGCGGCCTCTTGGAGCAATCCTTCGGCAGCCTTCTGTTTATCTTTCGGCAAGTTCTTGAAAAGCCGACGAAGTTTCGTTATCTCTTTCTTGATTTGTTTTTGTTTTTCTTCCTCAGTATAAAGCCTCATATTTCCCACCTGTTTTTCCGGTCATTTTTCACCGGTTTTGTGTCCGAAAATACCCCCCTCATGTGCGCGATCGTTCCGAGGTTTTCGGAGGTGGGCCACNCGGTATCCTTTGGCGCCCCTAGATTTTTAAATAGGGGGGGTACCCCTGGCAGGTATCAAGTCCCCATTCTCATCAAACATCACATCTTCCCTGGTAGCGCTATGCTTGCTTTGATGCTCTTTGTTGTGGCAGTCCTGACACAATGCTTCAAGGTTGTCCCAGTTCAATGTTACGTTTGGATCGTTAATGTTCTTGGGTGTCAAGTAAGTTTTATGATGTGCTATCGTAGCAGCGCCACCGCACCGCTCGCAAATAAAAAACTTGCTTCGCATGAAAGCAAGTCTGCAATCTTCCCACGCTTTGCTGTTGTAAAACCACGTTGCCCATTCTTGTGCCATGCCCTCACCTGCACGAAAAAGCACTTACCTAGGACCTTTTCTTAAAGACATATTTCACACCAGGCCCCGCCCCTGCCTCGCGANTGGTGTGTNCTACCCTCCGTTNCCGGCATCCTANAANNCAANAGCCACTCTCATGGACGGCTACTGCCTAATTTTTATCCTACTCGCGCCTTGGCTATTTCCACGTATTCCGCCTCTCGCTCAATGCCGATGTATTGGAACCCCTCACGCTTTGCTGCCACAAGCGTCGATCCGCTGCCTGCGAACGGATCAAGTACGATTCCACCAGGCGGCGTGACCAGCCGCACCAGCCANGCCATAAGGTCAGTAGGTTTGACAGTAGGATGAGTATTGCGATTGAACGTTTGTTTCCCTAACGAACCATCTGCTCGCCCTTTTAAACCACCTGCAACACGTTCAGGTAACGTTATTTCTTCTCCACGCCAATCGCTATTTCGATCCTTTTTCGACGCCTTTTTCGACAACTCCGGCGGCGTGACGTTGAAATACTTGCTGAAGAAGGCGTCCGGCTCCGTGGTGACGCAGTTGGCGGGGAAGCGGCCAAATGTTTCGCTTTTCGCAACCTGCGCCCTTGTACGCTCTACTTTCGCGGCAAGTTTTTCCGGGTCATCCATCCAAGGTCGATTCCATCCGTCATGAGTAAATTTCACGCTACCGGAACAACCTCCGCCGCCTAGTTTATCGCCGTCGTGGGGAATCCTACACCCATCCACGTTAATCGCGCCTGTCCCCCACCGCTCCACGTTTTCCGCTACGGTCCCGTCAAGCGGCTTTCTCGCCATAATAATCGGCTCATGTGCGGGCTTTAATGCCGTCCCCCATCCGTTCCATTTCTTGGCGAGATCGGTTGCGGGTGCGGTTATAGTTGCGGGCAATCTTTTGCGACCTTTCGTCCTTTCCATATCGTTATAAGCGTTGCCTCGGATGTCTTGATTCGTATAATTCCGATAGCCAACGACTTCCCTTTCCGCCCCCGCTCGCTTATCAAAAGCCTTCCCCAGGTCCATCGACTTCGGGAAGCCGGAGAAGTACAGCCACTCGATAACGTCCCGTATCTCAAACCCTGCCAACCGTAAGCTAATCGTCATCANNTCCTGCGTCCGTGTCCCAGCGAATACAAGCGCATGGCCGCCGGGCTTCAAAACACGATACACTGCTCGCCAAATGGATGGCCCCGGCACGAATGAATCCCACGTCTTGCCCATAAACCCGCCACCACGGTGAGTGTAGTCTTCGCCGGCCATCCATTTCGTCAACACTTCCTCGATGTCCGGCTCTTTTGATAGACCATAAGGCGGGTCAGTCACTACGCTGTCTATGCTGTTGTCTGGTAGTTCGCGTAAAACATCGAGGCAATCGCCAAGTATTACGACATTTGTTTCCATGTGTATCGCCCACAACAAAAAGCCGCCCTCATGGGCGGCTGCTTGATACTCTTTTCAGTTTATACTATATCACGTCAAGACTATGACATTCTATGACATCTTTATATTAGATAAAGCTCGGCTGTGTAGTCTGTGTATCTGCCGCCAGCTGTAATTCATTTCTACTGCAATCTTTTCAAACGTCCAACCGTCTAGATATCTGTATTGCAACAGCAATCTTTCCCGGTCATCTTCAACTGCCTCTATAATTGTTTTAATTCCATCCCGGATAGCAACTAACCTGTCAACATCAGCATCAATCTCTTTTTCCAGGTCCACAATCTTTGCAAGGATTTCTTCCGTCTTCCCATAGATACTGCCCCCGCCTTGGGGCTCTGCCGTCAACACCTGGGTAATCCTGGTCAGCTTAGACCTTAGCCGGGCAATCTCTTCCAGCTTGCGTTCAATCGCCCGGTCCAGATTTATATACCGTTTCAGATACTTGATTTTATCTTTGTTGGGCATAGTTGCAGCGGTAAAAGCTGTTGAAAACATCGCCATCAGCTATCCCTCCTCACTAACTCTCATCCATTCTCCACATCCCAGGATTTCCCGGTATCGGCTTCCCGGGGAAAAAACTTCCATCCCTGCTGCTGCGGATAGTCAAGTTTGTTTAAGCTGATCAGCTTGTCCAGGTCATACTTTTGCAAAATAATATATTTCGATCCCCAGATAATATAGTATTCGGTGATTCCTTGCTCTTTTAGCCAGGCAGCTGGATCTGTCAGCGGCGGCATCATATAACCTTTCTGAATCAACTTCTCAACATGCTCTTTAAGTAGTTTGTCGATGCAGATGTTATACTCAGCTGCAACAATGTGTATCAAGGTGCTAAATGTCTGCATTGCGTCCAGGCTCTCTCGTATTACCTGGATCGGGTTGTTTTCGGCTACGGCCTGGGCTACTTCGCCCATTTCCTCAGCCACCTTGCGCAGCTGCTGGGCTGAGGTCCAATTCTGACTGCGCCAATCTATTTCAGGTAGCGTAATGTTCATTGGTTACCTCCTCTCTGTATTGATTTCGGACACCACTTGGGCTTGGTTTCATACTCCCTCCCTGTCATAGTCCGGGAGTAACCCAAGGGCATCAAAGCCGTATAAATTATTCTATCAGGATGGGAACAAGCATAACGTATGTTATGGTTATGTCGGTACTGTACTATGTGTTCACAGGAACAACAGGACATTTCCAAATTCCTCCCTTTCAAACTTCCTCCCTTACGGCCGGATAACATGGACAAGGGCAAAATCATATCGCCACCTTCTTTAGCAAGGGCATTACCTCATCAGCCCTAGCAATTATTACTTCTGTCCGTTCCTGCCCCTTTGGGCAATTCAGTTTCACCCCTATTACAACCTTCACTTGCCGGTCGTCCTCCCAGGCTACACCATTTAGTCCGTCCAGGAGGCTTTTTAGCAAGTTGTCCACATCACCCTGGCCGCCGGTGTAGAAAGTTGCTATCGCAGCTAAGTCACCATTCTGTTTTTTTACCTTGTGCTTCACGGCATACACCCGGACAGTTTCCTCAAACTCCCTTGTTTCGGGCGGCGTATATATAAACGCTTTTCGTCCCCGCCCCCCCAACCTTGGCCTGCCCTTCGGAACAGGTCTACCGGGAACGGTTATTTTAACTGCTTGCATCCTCTCTCTCCCTCCTTATATGTTTTTAATTCTCCTGGTGGCCTCTCGCACCAGTCTCAGTTTTTCTTCGAGTGGCAATTGCTCGGTAAACTCGGCTATAGCTTTTTCCAAGAAGGTTTTGGCAGTCCTGAGGTACTGGATAGCCTTCTTGGGCTTGTTATACTGCAGCCACTCGTAGGAGTAATGCTCGAACAGGTTGGCCGTCACAATAAACAGACATAATGCCTCTAGATCCTCGGCATTTAGCCACTTGGGGAACTTCTCTTTGTAGCCCTCCCGTAGCTCCTGCTCGAACTCCTGGACTGCCACCCGCCGGTTGTGGAGGATCGGCATCAGCTCATCTTCAGTGATAGACCGCTTTTTGAGTGTCTCCAGCTGGGCTATCTCGCCCCTAGCTTCTAGTAGCTCGGCTATGGTTACCACTTGCTCCTCCCCCTTCTGCCGTGTTTTCCTTGGACTATTCATCTATTGTTCTTTGTTCTAATATATTAATGGCTTGCTCTAAAGCCCAATTAACTAGGGTTTCAGCCTCATCGTCGGACATGCCTTTACGCCTGGCATGTTTGTAACTAGGAACAACAATTTCAATCAATTCTAATCCCTCTATTATTTTTTCAATATCAGACATAACTCTTAAACCCTCCCCCTTCTGTCGTGTTTTCCTTGGACTGTTCATTAAAACACTACTACCATACTTGGAAAAGGTGCTGAATTTTTGCTGTTCCCAAACTTCAACCTTCCCCTGATAAACCGGATTTCCCGCGCTTTGCCGTAAATATAGTCATGAAAGTAACTTGTATCAGTTCTTGCAGGAATTAACATTACTACAGTTGTGTTAGGCTTTTTGCTTTCCTCATAGCATTTCTTTACCCAATCTTTTATCGCTCTTCCATACGGTGGATTGCAAAAAACTGTTTCCCCTTGCCAATCCTGCTTTAACCCGTCATCCTCAGCCGTGAAATACTTGGCGCACTTGGCGTTTTCAGGAGTGGCGCAGGGATCAAGGGTAAAGTGGAATTCAGCGTTCAGTTCATCGAAGAAGTCCTGCGGGGTTGACCATAAATCAGTTTCACTACTAAACATAACTTTTGT